AAGTATCCTACGGGTTGAAGTTCGAGAGTGGCGAATATAACAACTTTGATGAGGGCGAAATATTCGACACCAAGAGAGCCGCCGCCGACTACCTATTAAGAGAAGAATAAATCATTTAATTAAATAATTCACATTGAAAAGTGCCGTGTTTTCCTTAAATCTGTACATAATTCATCACGACAACGCACGGCACTTTATTTTAAGAAAAGTAGTAACCTAAAAAATAAAGAAAATGAACAATATTGATTTTTATTTAGCTGAAGATTTTCTTACTGAATTTCTCTACAACAATACAGAGTTTAATGAATTTGAAAGCATTCTACAAATCGACAAGGTAGAAAAAACATTAAAAGAGAGTATGAAACAAACTATCTTCAACTATTAGGGTGGTCGTACAAAAAATTAAGCAAAAAGTAATAACCTAAAATACATAAACCAAATGAATGAAGAATTAATAACGTTGAAACAAGCCCCTATTATTGTATATGAGAAAATCAAAGCAGTAGGGCAACAAATTGAGGCTAAAATTGCTGAATTGAACCTCGATAATCAGTTAGTAACAGAGGCAACTTGGAAAATCGCGAAAGACACCCGCACGATGTTGCGCAAAGAACTTGCAGTATTTGAAGAGCAACGCAAGTTTATCAAAGAACAGGTAAATGCTCCTTATGAAGCCTTTGAGAAAGCGTACAAAGAGCACATCAAAGTACATTATGATAAAGCAGATAGTACGCTGAAATCGAAAATAGACGAGGTGCAAAATCGCTTGATAAGTGATAAAATCACACGCATCAAAGACTACTTCGCTGAGCTTTGTCAATCACAAGGTATCGACTTCCTCATCTTTGAACGCTTGCCACTGAATATTACACTTAGTGCCAGTGATAAAAGCCTTAAAAACGAGGTGGCAAACTTTGTAGGTGAGGTATCAAAGAGCCTCCAACTCATTGAGAGCCTATCCGACCCTAATGAGTTTAAAGCCGAAGTGCTAACTGAATATAAACAAACGCTTGATGTTACAAGGGCGATACAGAATGCACAATACCGCAAACAACAACGTGAGGCTGAATTGCAACGTATTGAGGCGCAACGAGTAGCAACCGAGCAAGCGAGATTAGTAGATGAAGCAAGAGCGAGAGAGACTGCTCCTTTGCAAGCACCTGCACAAGTGTCCAACGAGGCACAAGCGGACGAAAACAAGGTTATACAAACCACTTTCACAGTGCAAGGCACAAGGGCGCAACTTAGAGCATTACGCGCTTTCTTAGATAATAATAACATTCAATACCAATAATACAATGGAAAATCAAACATTTCAACCAGCAGTGTTGCAAACGCAACCTGCAAAAACAAAAAACGGAGAAACAGAGTATAAAGTAGCGGGCGAGCCTGTTAAATTATCTTACAATATCGTACGTTCATACTTAACAAGGGGTAATGCAACGGTAACCGACCAAGAGGTGGCTATGTTCATTAGTATTTGTAAATACAACCAATTAAACCCTTTCCTTAATGAGGCGTACCTCATTAAGTTCGGAAACAATCCTGCTCAAATGATTGTTAGCAAAGAAGCACTAATGAAGCGTGCTGAAGCTAATCCAAGTTACGACGGCTTAGAGGCTGGACTTATCTTATTACGCAATAATGAGATAATAGAGGTTGAGGGTAATTTTCACCTGCCTACAGACGACATATTAGGAGCGTGGGCAAAAGTGTACAGAAAAGACCGCTCAAAGCCTTTTGTGGCAAAAGTTAATCTTAGCGAATATGATAAGAAGCAAAGTAGTTGGAACGACAAAAAAGCTACAATGATAGCCAAAGTAGCCAAAGTGCAAGCCTTGCGTGAGGCGTTCCCAATGCAATTAGGGGCTATGTACACCCAAGAAGAGCAGGGCGTTGTAGAGACTCAAGGGCGTGTGGTGATAGACACAGAAGTTGTAGAGCAAAACGAACCTACTGAGAATGCACAACCTATACAACCGGTGACAAGTGAAGAGCCTAATAAGGTAGATTTTAAAGACGTATAAAGATGAAAACACATTACTTTACATTAGGACAATCACACGTATATCGCTTTAATGGGCAAACATTAGACCACGATTGTGTGATTAAGATAACAGCCGAAAACCCAAGAGATGTAATGGTTGAGCATTTCGACTTAAAATGGGCTTTTGAATATGATGAATGCCCAGAAATGAAGTACTTCCCACGAGGTATATATAACCTAACAGAAAATAAATGGGAGATAGTATGAAACACCAGATTATACTTAGAAAGCACTATTCTAAAGACTTTATAATAGAAATAGAAGCTGTAACAGAAGACGAGGCTATAGATATATTTAAGAAAAATATAGAAGAGTATAAAGCAAAATCAAAAAAGCAAACAGTACTCTATGGTGAAACCTTATTTGTCAATGGAATAGCTGTAGTAGAATTTGAAAATGATACAAGCACAAGTAATTAATTCAGGTAGCGAGGGTAACGCTGTGGTTTATGACAACGCAATAATGGTAGATTGTGGCGTTACACTCAAAGCCTTAGAAGCGGTAAAACGTTCTTTGAAAATCGTACTCCTCACTCACCAGCACGGCGACCATTTGAAATTGCGAACCTTACAACGCTTACAAGCCGAGCGACCTACCTTGCGAATTGCTTGTGCTGACTTCCTCTTAGAAAAGTTGGAGGGGTTAAACAATATCGACGTGTTGCAAGTAGGTATGTTATACGATTACGGGGCGTTTAAAGTATCACCAGTGAAGCTCTATCACGACGTGCCAAATTTCGGTTGGCGAATATTCCTCAATAACGGACAAAAGATATTCCACGCTACCGATACAGCACACTTGGAGGGCATTACCGCCAAAGGTTACGACCTCTACGCTATTGAGCATAATTACTGCGAGGAGTACATACAGCAGGCGATAGAAGAAGCGCACGCAAAGGGCGAATATACGCACGCTTACGGTAATATCAATACACACCTTAGCATACAACAAGCAAGAGCGTTTATTGAGACAAACAGAAAAGAAAGCAGCAAAGTATTAGAGCTGCATAAAAGTAGAAGTTTTTATAAGTAAAATAATGGAATATGGATACAGCAAAAGAAAGAGAAGCTAAAAAAAATAAAATTCTATCCGAGATAATGGAATTTCTGAAAGACAAAGGAATTTCCATAGATGATAGGATGAGAATAAGGCACTCTATTGTAAAGATAAGAGAATTAGACCACGAAAGACCTATTGTTTTTAACGACAAGTGGAAAGGTTATGAAGGGTATGAGATAAAGGGTAAAAATAACATATCTGCCACTTATGAGGAAGCTCGTCTGCTTGAAATTTTTGAAAGAATGTTTTTACCAGAGGAAGTAGAAAAGAAGCAGATAAATCAAAAACTATACGATTTACTCGCCATTGTTTACAAATTATGTGATTATAAATCTGAAGGAATTGAATTTAAATTAAAAAATAATGGAAATACAAGGACGAATTAAAGTAATATTTGCCCCCGAATCAGTAGGGGCGAACGGCTTTCAAAAGCGTGATTTAGTTATCACCACAGAAGAGCAATACCCTAATGATATTATCATTCAGTTCACACAGAGCAAGTGCGCTTTGTTGGACACCTTACAAGTAGGGCAGAGGGTAAAAGTACACTTTAACTTGCAAGGGCGGGAATGGATAAGCCCACAAGGTGAGGTGAAGTACTTCAATACAGTTGTAGGGTGGAAGATTGAACTCATTCAAACCACGAATGTAGCGCAACATACACAACAGTACCAGCAAGCCCCCAACGGACAAGTTTTCCAGAGTTATGCTCCACCTCAACAAACACAAGCGTACCCACCTCCACAACAAGGGCAACCACAATATCAGCAGGGGCAAATGTTTAACAATATGGGACAAGCACCGGCACAAGATGACGTGCCGTATTAAGAAACAACAAAAAAGCAAGTATCACTCGGGATAATAGCAGGTTCGAGTCCTGCCTTGCTTTCAAAATAAAGACAAAATGAAAAATTTAAACTTAAAAGATATAAAAGAGTGCTTTGAGTTATACAAAGTAGCTTTTAATAAAAACCCTCATATAAAAGACCTCGCCAAAGAATTAAGTGTAAAAACTACGACACTTATGAAATTCATTGAGGATAATGATATACATTTTAGATTGTACAAAGGTAGTATAGGTAGTTTTATTAGTGAAGTGTATTTTGAGCTAAAAGATACACCTGGAACTGATGAATTTGTAGAATATAACAAAGAAAAATATAAAAATACTTTATTTCTTTACCCTTATAAAAAACCTTATTATGATAATGTAGATTTCCATCGTCTTATAGAAGATAAAAAAGATAAAGAAAGAAGTAATGAATGGAGAAATACACCTGAAAAAATTGAAAAAATAAGTAAATTTTTAGTTCTAAAAGAGGTTTGTATAGGAAGTTTAGTAGAAGGAATAGATAAATACTTTGATTATATACCAAAAGAAAATATAGAACTACTTATATCACAAGGTTGGGAATTTGTAAATTATAATAAAAATTGTGAAAAATAGTAACAAAGCAAAATATGATTTTCAACGCAAGCAACGAGTTTGATATACAAAGAGCAAAGGAGCGTTTAGCGTTTCTCATCGAGAAGAAAAAGACCTTTGAAATCACTGAAAAGAAGCCTAAACGCACCTACTCGCAGAACAATTACATTCACCTCCTATTTGCGTGGTTCGCATTAGAATATGGAGAAACTCCCGAATACGTGAAGCAAGAGATGTTTAAGAAGATAGTAAACCCTCAGATATTCAGAACTGAATACGCTAACCGCAAAACGGGTGAGATACGAGATGCGTGGCGAAGTACAGCGAGTTTGGACACGAAGGAGATGACAACTGCCATTGATAATTTCAGAGATTATGCCAGCAAGGAAGCGGGGATATACCTGCCAACGCCTGATGATTTAGCGTACCTCAATGAGATAGAAAAGCAAGTGAATAACTTACAAGGTAAATATTATTAAAAATTTGAAATATGTACGAAATAACAACAATCAACAAAATTGGACAAACAATGTCGAGCAGAGAAATTGCCGAACTAACAGGCAAAAGACACGACCACGTATTAAGAGATTGCGACAAACTGAATGAGCAATACTCTAAATTAGCCCTCACCACATCTGGGGAGGGGGTAGATACGTCTAAAGATGTGGAATATGAACGTTACAAAAGAACGCAATACAAATATCTTAAAGATAGCGTTCTTGGAACATTAGACAATTTTTTTGACAACAATGTAAATATATATCCTAAAATTAATATGGGATATTATACATTACCAGCTACTGGTAATCAGCAACACCGTGAATACTATTTAACCAAAATGCAAACTTTTGACCTATTAACGGGTTATCGTGCCGAATTACGTATCAAAGTCAACCGTCGTTGGGCGGAGTTGGAAGCAAAAGAACAAGCACAAAACTCTCAAATCCCTCAATCATTTTCAGAAGCATTGCGATTAGCAGCTGAACAAGCCGAGAAGATAGAAGAGCAACAAAAGCAACTGCAAGCACAAGCTCCTAAGGTATTATTCGCCGATACAGTAATAGGCTCTCAATCGTCCTGCCTTATTGGTGAACTTGCTAAACTTATCACTCAAAAAGGCTATGAGATAGGAGAAAAGAGGCTTTTCAAGTGGTTAAGAGAAAATCACTACTTAGGTAAAAAGGGCGAATATTATAATATTCCTAACCAGCAATACATTGAACAAGGACTATTCGAGTTAAAGAAAGGCACACGCTCAGGAAATGGCGGAGTAATGCACACCACAATTACGCCTAAGGTAACGGGCAAGGGGCAAGTTTATTTTGTTAATAAGTTCCTTAAAACGATATAAAAGAATTGTAATTTTTCCATTGCGCACCCCGATAGGCAAGCACTCACGTTCGAGCCGTGAGCGGGGGCTAATTTAACAACCCGATTTGAAGGAGATTGAGTGCGCATAAATCTTTTTTTAAATCTCTAATTTCAAATCAAAAAATGAATGAGTATCAAGAGTTTTTAAAATCAAAGGAACGAAAAGTAGCCGAAGCGGGTTTTGAACTTCCTGATGAAGAATTAAACCCTAACCTATTCGACTTTCAGCGTTACATCGTGAGCAAAGCACTAAGAATGGGGCGGTATGCCATATTCGCCGATTGCGGACTTGGAAAGACCTTAATGCAATTGGAATGGGCACACCAAGTAAGTAAGCACACACAGAAGCCAGTGCTAATACTTTGCCCTCTGGCGGTAGCCTATCAAACCATATCAGAGGGGCAAAAGTTTAGTATTAAGGTAGAAAAGTATCACGACAACGAACCATTACAAGGCGTGTACATCAGCAATTACGAGCAGTTGGATAATATCAATACTGCTCAATTCGTAGGGGTAGTGCTTGATGAGAGTTCAATATTAAAGAACTTCACCGGAAAGTATAAGAATGCCTTAATTAAGGCTTTCAAAAACAGTCCTTACAAATTGTGTTGTACGGCAACTCCAAGCCCTAATGACTTGAATGAGATAGGCAACCACTCCGAGTTTCTTAATGTATTAGATGCTCAGGATATGAGGGCTAAGTGGTTTGTTCGTGATGAGGGTATGAACAACTATCGATTAAAAGGACACGCCACTAATGACTTCTATGGGTGGATTAGTTCGTGGGCAACTATGCTTACAAAACCCTCCGATATAGGGTTTAATGCTGAGGGCTATGAGTTGCCAAAACTAAACTACATCGAAAAGGAGATACAGACAAAGAAACGTGACAATGGTATGCTTTTCAACCCTTACTCGGTAAGTGCTACCGAGTTCCAAAAGGAATTGCGCAACACACTTGACCAACGCATTGAAGCGGTAGCCGAGATTGTGAATAATTCCGATGAGGCGTTTATCATTTGGGTAAACCAAAATGAAGAGGAAAAGAAAGTACTTGAACTCATACCCAATGCAGTGGCGGTGAATGGTAGCGAGAAAACAGAAGCCAAAGAAAAAAAGTTAATAGGATTTGCTAAGGGTGAATTTAGGGTGTTGGTAACGAAAAAGAAAATAGCCCAATTCGGTATGAATTTTCAGAATTGCCACAACCAAATATTCGCAAGCCTCGACTTCTCATTCGAGGGTACATACCAAGCGGTAAGGAGGTCTTATCGCTTTGGTCAAACAAAAGAAGTAAACATCTATTTTATCACAACGGACACAATGGAAAACGTAAAACAAACAAGAGAACGCAAGGAGCAACAATTTAAGGAAATGCAAGCCCAAATGAATAAATTCATAAACGGTAACGCTTTCGGACTACTCAATTCGTATGAGTTTAAAGAAGTGAAAACGCCTAATTATTGGCTGATGAAAGGCGACAGTTGCATTGAGATTAAACGCATTCCTGATAACTCAGTAGATTTAATCATATTCAGCCCCCCGTTTAGTTCGTTATTCACCTACTCTAACTACATTCACGATATGGGGAATAATGAAAGCCACGAAGATTTCTTTAAGCAATACACATTCCTTTTACACGATTTGTATAGAATATTGAAGCCTGGCAGGCTAATGGTTTGCCACACCAAAGATTTGGCGGTATATAAGAATTCAAGCGGTTATACCGGACTATACGACTTCACGGGAGACCACCATAGAGCCGTTGAGGCGGTAGGATTTAAATACCACTCTAAGGTGAACATCTGGACTGACCCAGTTTTGGAAATGCAACGTACCAAAACGCAACGCCTTCTATACAAGCAACTGCGTAAGGATAGTAGTTACACGGGGGTAGGGCTACCCGAATATTGCACTATATTTCGCAAGTGGGAAGGAAATGAGGAAGATTGGACACCAATTAACAACAAGAATAAAGAGAATTTTCCATTAGATGTTTGGCAACATTGGGCGTCTCCTACTTGGAATGTAGAGAAGGGAGATATTGACCATCTACACGAAGTAATGGAAGATTACAAGGTTAATACGTGGTTTGATATTAAGCGCACAGATGTACTCAACGGAAAGAAAGAGGCTACTGATTTAGGCGATGAAAAGCACATTGCACCGTTGCAATTATCAGTTATCAAGCGTTGTGTGCAGATGTGGAGCAATAAGGGAGAAACTGTATTTACACCATTCTTAGGAATAGGAAGTGAGATATACGAGGCAGTTACATTAGAACGCTATGGTATAGGGATAGAACTCAAAGATAAGTACTTTGAAACCGCTGTTAAGAATGTTAATATGGTAACCGAGAAGCAACGACAATTAACGTTATTTTAATTTTCTCATTCATTTTTCACTCCCTCGCTTGTTGAGGGTGAGGGGGTGTTTTTTTAACCTTAACAACTATGGAAAAGTTAGAATTTAAAAAGAGTTGGTATGAGGCTATAAAGTGCCTGCCAAAGGAAATACAAATCGAGGTATTTATGGCTATACTTGAATATGCCTTTGAGAGCAAAGATAGTACAGATATACTCAAACCAACAGCAAGAGCGATTTTCATTCTTATAAAAGATGAAATAGATAATAATCAATAAATGCAATAACTATGAAAGACACTTTTATTCTAAAAACTAAATACAAAAGTGTAATTAACAAATTGTCCGACAAGCAGGCAGGAGTTCTTTTCAAAATGTTATTCGAATATGTGGAGAACGGGGCAAATGCAGGCTCAACAGATGATAAGGTTGATATGGCTTTTGAATTTATAAAATTAGATATAGATTATTATATAGATTCATATCAGAAGAAAGTAGAGGCTAACACGGAGAATGGGAAGAAGGGAGGTAATCCTAATTTTGTAAAGGGAAAATCAAATCCTTACTACGCAAAAAAAGATAACCCAAAGATAACCGAAGATAACCCAACATTACCCAACATAACCGAAGATAACCCTATTGATATTGATATTGATATTGATAATATTTCTTTTTTAGAAAAAAAGAAACAAAAAAGCGTGTGTGTCGATTTTGACGAGGAAAAAAAAAAAGAAGAGGCTTTAAACGCTGAAAAAGAAACCTCCCCCCAAGTTGCGCCCGCCCCCCCTCCTTTCAATTTTAGAAAGGCAATGCTTGCGGAAGGTTTTGCCTCCGAACTTGTAGATGAGTGGTTAAAAATACGGAAGGCAAAAAAAGCCATAAACAGCGAAATTGCCTTTAAAACATTCATTGAGCAAGTGCGAAAAACAGGGCAAGACAAGAATGCTATCCTTGAAAGGGTAGTGCAGAAGCAATGGAGAGGCTTTGAGGCGAGTTGGCTACAAGCAGACCAAATACCTCAACAAGCCACTAATAATCAAATTATCTTAGACGAAAATGGAAAATTCATTACAAACGCTGAGCCGTACGGACAACAGTCCACAGTCGGCAAACCTCCTTATTTTGCAGGAAGACAAACCCTTGAAAATATTAGAAACAATAGTCAAGGCTGGGGTACTCACACCATTAGCAATGGCTAAAACAGGGCACCAATACCTGAGAATTAGAGAATACAACCGTGAGGAAGTAAGGATACAAGAAGCATTCGGTTATCTCTTTGCACACATTGCTACTCTTGTGGGACTCAAAGGAGAAATAGACCCTATTCAGAAGCAGGAAATTTGGAACGTCGTTTTTAGCCGTTTTTCGGGACTTTCTTTTCAAGAGATATACAAAGCCTTTCAGATGGACAGAAGCGGGGAATTTGGCGACGTAACCGACCACTATCAGTTTTTTGACGTGTCATACGTCTGCAAGGTTTTGGGAAGATACCGCCAGTGGTTGCAAGACACCCAGCGAGTGCATAACATTAACATTTCACAATTACCAGAGAAAAAAAACACGATGACAGAAGAAGAAACAGAAGCCTCAGTGCTTAGTTGGCTTACAGGACATTTTGAGGAATATAAGGAAACCAAGAAGTTACCTATACTATCCGTGCCTGTGTACGACGCACTCTATCGGCGAGGTGTGTTACAACCTTACTTCGCTACACTTACAGAGAATGACAAGCAATTAATGCGTGCGGAAACTGAGAAGCGACTTCGACAAGAGCAGACGAAGGCTAAGGATAAGAAGGAGTTTAGTGCTATTAAGACACTATTAGAACAATATAAGAAGGGCGTAAACGATACTGAGGGTAAACTGATGAGTTTTAAGGAGGAAAACACTTTGAAATTCTTCTACGACTACCTCATTACACAAGGTAAGGAACTTTCGGAATTATTAACACCTAAGAAACAATGAAACTCATAGACCTATTCAGCGGTATTGGTGGCTTTTCGCTCGGTTTTCAGCGGGCAGGATACCAATTTACCGAGCATTATTTCAGCGAAATAGATAAACACGCAATTGCTAATTATAAAAACAATTTTCCAAATGCAAAACACATCGGAGATATTACCACTATTCACGGAGGAGACTTTACAGGAATTGACATTATCACTTTCGGTTCGCCTTGCCAAGATTTCAGCCTTGCTGGAAAGCGTGCAGGGCTTAAAGGTAACAAAAGTAGCCTTATCAAGAAAGCAATTGCCCTCATTGCTGACATCAGACCAAGTGTATTTATCTGGGAGAATGTTAAAGGCGCATTCTCCTCAAATGCTCGCGCAGACTTTTGGGCAATTCTCCAAGCGTTTGCCAAAATTGGGGGTTATCGACTTGAATGGCAATTGCTTAATACAAGCTGGTTACTACCCCAAAATAGAGAGCGGATATACCTTGTTGGACATCTCGCAGGACGAAGTGAGTGCGGAGTATTTCCTATCCGAGAAGATGATTGCCTTCCTACAACAAAAACGCAAAGTCAATTTCAAGCCCAAATTAGTGGAACAATAAAAGCCAATGGCAATATGAATGCTGACGATACTTACATACAAGTAGGCACTTATCGCACTCACAACGACGGTAAGGGATTTCGTGAAGTGAAAAGCAATATTGCACCTACTATCCCGGCAAGAGCAAGGGAAGACGGTAGCGGTATGCCCGTAATACGCCAACTCCCACGTGGCAAAAACAAAGGTGCAGACCTCAAAATCTGCCCTACCATATCAAGCAACGCCTTTCAAGAAAACAACCTACTGGGAGGGGTTAGAAGACTAACAGAAATAGAATGTGAACGCTTGCAAGGTTTTCCTGATAACTGGACACAATACGGCGACTACGATGGCACTATAAAACCAATTGCCAAAACACAACGCTACAAGCTCATTGGTAATGCCGTAACTGTGGATATAGTAGAATTGATAGCAAAACGATTAAAAATTACAGAACAATGAAAAAACAATTATCAAAAGAAAGAGAAGCAGTAGAGTTATTTGAGTACGCTGCACGTAACCTCATCAAGGAGTTTTGCGACAAGCAAGAATTACAATTTGAATTCGATAATTACGATGTAGGCATAGGTATTATATGTCTATCTGATTACTTCTTCAATATCGAGGATATATACTTCGATATGAAGAACGACAAGCCGAAGGGCAAGATATTGCAATGGTACGACTATGTACTAATGAAAGAGTCCAACATCAATTACCGCTCCTATTGTATGGGAATGAGAGAAGAATTAATAACTAAAAAATCAAAGAAATGAATACCTTACACTTAACATTAAAGAAGAAATGGTTTGATATGATACTATCAGGCGAGAAAACCGAAGAATATCGCGATATCAAACCGTATTACAACCTTCGCCTTATTGGACGAGAATACGACAGTGTTGTATTTCGCAATGGCTATGCTCGTGATGCTCCAAGCCTCACCATAGAATTAAAAACCATACGCTTTGGCACTGGTAAACCCGAATGGGGTGCAGAAGAAGGTAAAACCTACTTCGTACTATACTTAGGAAAAATTATTAACACTAAAAATATCAACAAATGAAAACAATCGAAGAACTCGTCCCACTTATCCAAGAATGGGCAAAAGAAAGAAAAATCTATGAGCAACTAACGCCCTTTGATGAACTCCTCAAAACCCACGAGGAAGTTGGCGAACTTATCAAAGCGTGTTATGACAGCGACAAAACCGCTATTCAGGACGCCATAGGTGATGTAATGGTAACACTGATTAACTACTGTTATATGATAGATGGAGATGCTGTATCCTTTTTTGGCAAGTACAAAAAAACAGTTTGAGATGAGTATGCAAAAGCAATATATATATCACTTACAATTAATGAAACTTTATCAGAATTGATGAGAAGTGCTTGTATTTATAAAATAAGAATAAGTGATAGTATAAGCCTTTATATATCATTGATATTTGATTGTTTTTACAATTTGGCTGACTTGTATAACACCACCCTTGAGGAGTGCTTGAACCTCGCTTACAACGAAATCAAAAACAGAACTGGTAAAATTATTAACGCAAAATTTATCAAAGATGAATAAATTGAATTACCCCAATTGGCTCGTATCCTTAGATATAGCCCAAGAACTCAAAGGAATAGGATTTGATGAACGTTGTCTATTTGCTTTTGACGCCGAAAAGAACGATTTATATCTCATTCAAAGAGAGAAAAAAGACTGCGTGTGGTATGAGGATATTTCACTGTTATATGAGCCAGTAGTTCCTCCTGATAGTTTTTTAGTCCCCACTTGGGACGACACCCTTGATTGGTTCAGAGCGAAGGGCTACAAGATAACATTCAAAGATATTAACATCGGTACGCAATGCGCATTCTACCACTTGGATATTAAAGGGGGGCACACGTTTAGCCACTTTGCAAAGAAGTACGAGAAAGCACGTGAAGGATTAGTACTTAAACTAATTGAAGTACATAAGGAATTTGGTAATAACATTAAACGATTTGATTAATGAAGAACAGGAAAAACAAAGTATTAGCGTGTATAATAGCACCAATAGTAATATTCATATTATTGTATCTGATGTTCGCTTTTATTACAGCAGAATTTGATTTCAGAGAATGGGGGAGTACTCCAAGAGGTGGACTAATTTTAATTTGGCTACCACTCACTGTGTTAGAAATAGGCATAATAATAGATACAGATTAACGAGAAAATCAAGAGACAAAGACATTTTTTCATTCTTTGTCTCTTTTTTTTGTAAAAAATATTATATGTAAAACATTGATTATATAGTAGTTATACACTTTTGTTACAGATATAACAAAATAAATGAAAAAAAATATGCAAAAAACTTGTACAATAAAAATTATTGCCGTATCTTTGTCGTGTAAAATTAAAGCAAGAACAATTATTAATATTAAAAACTCAAAGAAAAATGAAAGATTTATTCAACAAATTAGCAGAAAGAAAAGGTGATTATTCAGTAAGTGAATTAAGACCTATTGTAGATGATTTAGCATCTCAAATCGTAGCATTAGAACCTTACACTATAGAGGTTGATAAACAATGGTCAGGTTATGGCACTTGGAAATCCAAAGGCTGGGTTAATAAAGCGTACTTCGGTGAAGAATTAGCTAATATCATTGTTAAAGCTCTTAATGGTAAGATAACTCACGATGAAGATTATGAGTTCGAATTAAAAGACTTTGAAGAAGCAATAAACGAACGCATCTGTGAATACTTATACTAAGTAATTGCAAAACAAAAGCCCCTAATGTAGTGTTAGGGGCTTCACTTTGTAAAATTAAAACAATTCTAACGATTTAAAAACCCTTAGAAATGAGGGTGCAAAAATACAAAATAATATGCAAAAAATAAAAAGATTTGAATTAAAAATGCCAAAATTTCTATTGGCATTTGAGCCTGAGCGAATACCTAAGGGCTTTCAGTTTATTTACTCGCCTCATTACCTATCATTGGTATTGGTAATTAGAGAGCGTACACAACAAGTAGCACTTAACGATGAATTAGTGCATAAACCTCAGAAGTTATATGTATGTAATGAATATGAGCAATTCAAACTCATAATAATTCAGAACAACGTAAAGATAACAGGAGGGGAATTGGCTCCCAAAATATCAGAAACACAATTCTTAGATGAAGCGTGGGAATGGTATAATACTAATATGATAACACAAGAATAATTATGACTCCACACGACAAAGTAATATACATCATTCAGCAATTGGAGTTATCTGATAGCAAGGTAGCACGTGCGATACAGAAGGGCGTATCAACTACCACTCACAAGAGAATGAAACTAAGAGGGGCGAAATTCAGCGAAGAAGAATTTACAAGACTTCGTGATTTCTACCTCGAAAAACTCAGAAAAATAGAAATGTTATAAATATAACAAAATATTTTTCACCAACAAGACGGGCATTTGCTCGTCTTTTTTGTTTTTAGACGTTTTGATATTCAAGGTGTTGTAAAATTGCAACATTAATTATTAACGTTTCGTTTTAACGTTGCAAAATATTGATATACAAAAAGTTAAAACAAAAAATATTAGGAATTATTTAATATGCTTTGTACCTTTGCGCTACGAATTTTGAATAATTATGAAACACCAAGAAAGCACACTCCAAACCGCTTGCGTACGTTGGTTCAGATACCAATATCCGCACCTCATTATTTACGCCGTTCCTAACGGTGGGAGTCGCAATGTGCGTGAAGCACAACGCCTCAAATCAGAGGGAGTACTTGCAGGAGTTGCTGATTTAGTAGTTATGCTCCCTCAGGGTAAAAGTCTTTATATCGAAATGAAAATAAAAGGTAATCGCCAAACTGACAATCAAAAAGACTTTCAGAAGAAAGCAATAGCATTAGGGCATACCTACGCCGTGTGCTATACCTTTGAGGAGTTTCAAAAAGTGATAGAAGATTTCATCAGCATACACGATTACTTTGCCCCAAAGATTAATGGCTTTAAAAGAAGAAGATAATGTATAACCCCTAATTTATAATACTATGATTTTAAAAGAAATTCAACAATCTATTGAAGCTGTGACAGGAGAGCCTTTGAAAGGTAACCTTGATAATAAAAAAATATTTTGCGGATTGGCAAGAAAGCACGATAACGCCTCTCAATCCAAGATAGCAGAATATTTACAAATTTTTTTTTTTTTTTTTTTTTTTTTTTTTTCTCCCCCCCCCCTATAATATAAGGGGGGGGGGGGGTAGTTTTTTGTATGCCTTCTTCCCCCCCTCAAAAAAAGAGGTCTATTTCTCACCCTCTTTTGTCTCTTCCTGCTGAAACTGTTCTTTCAGCTGCATACTATCAGCCTCTTTACGTACGAGGTACTCAATAAGGTTTGCTTGCGACATTCCTTTTTTGTCCGCTAATTCTTTGAGGAGCGTCAAAAATGTTTCCGAAGCTCTTATCTGAAAAACTTTGTCTTTTCTACGTGCCATATACAATTATTTATAATTAACAGCGCAAAGATATAAAGTAATATCTAATTAAATTACTTTTGTAATTACATTTAACAAAACTTTAACACAAAATATTTGCACGTAATTATAAATGTAATTACCTTTGCGCCGTCAAACAATAAGAATTAGTATTAACATTAAACACATTAATAGTATGAAAGCATTAGAATTAAAAGAACTCAAAGCAGGTAACATTTACAAAAGAGTAGATAAAAATTACTACACAGAATATAGTGCTTATGTAGAAGTAATTTCAGAAGGGTTACGAGGTTATTGTAACTATATTTTCATAATGTATAATGAACAAGGTGAAGTTACTTACTTCTATGTTAATAAAAATTGCCAATTAAAAGAGATTCAAACTCTTTATGCAAGATATGAACTTTCTACTGAAAAAGAGTTTAAAGTAGCAATAAAAATTATAAAAGACAGTCTAACCTTTTAAATCAATATCAAAATGAAAAATACAGATAAAAAAACAGTCTTTTGCCTTGCTTGGCAGTTTGCACGCCAAACGGGTTTATCATTCTCAGAGTGCTTAAAAAAAGCGTGGGCAAATATCAAACTCAAAGCCAAAATGAGCACCCAGATAGTACGCTTTTATTTTCAAAAAGTAGACGGCTCAACCCGTGAAGCGTGGGGTACATTACGCCCCGATTTGATACCTCCTACTCAGCATAACCGCAAAAGCAATGACACCGTACAAGTATACTTTGACACCGAGTGCCACGAGTTCCGATGCTTTAAAAAGTTCAATCTATTACCTATGTAAAAAAAATCAAAAAAAAGTACGCAAATTATTTGCATTTTCAAAAAATTGTTGTACCTTTGCAGTGTTCAAACCTTGTAAGGTAATTATACCTTAATATATTAGTAAATATATTATTTTCATATCTCACGGCGTGAAGGTGTCGCTATATAGTAATGTATAGCAAATTTGCAAAAGCAAGGTTTGAACAGCACCTACCCACGCCGTTAATTTTACAAATTATGTTCAAATCTTCAACACAAGCACAAAGCGTGAATAACAGTAGCGCAGCGCAAAGCCAAAAGTTTGCGACCTTATTAAGGTCAATCAAACCAGCTGACGACTTGTTAGATTACAAGTTAAAGCACCTAATAGAGGTATTGAGAGACAGCCTCGACAGCCTACACGACGGTATTAATGAAGATGAGCCACGTGCCTACTTGCTAAACCAAAGCAATAAAACAATGGCACTCTTTGAAATGTTAGTAGGCTTGTTACCCGAAGATAGCGACTACTTTCAGAGTGTTACCTTAGTTTGTGATGAATTATTAACCAAAAAAAGTGCATAGCTATGAAAGAGTTAGTATTCAGCAACAACGGGCAAATAGTTACAAACTCTCTCTTAGTAGCTGAGAAGTTTGGTAAAAATCATAGAGACGTATTAGAATCTATTAATGAACTTGTAAAAGGTTTATCTAACACAAAAAAAGGGTCTGCGGAAAATTCCGCAACCCTATTTGTAGAAAGTACGTACATTCACCCACAAAACAAACAAACATATAGAATGTACATAATGAACCGAGATGGTTTCAGTTTGTTAGTTATGGGTTTTACAGGTCAAAGGGCATTAGAGTTTAAAATTGACTTTATCGAAGCTTTTAATGAGTACGAGCGAAAGGCTAAATCATCAGCCCCCGCCCTACCCACCACCTACAAAGAGGCTTTACAATCGTTACTTATTGAGGTAGAGAATAACGAACGTCTACAAGCACAAAATGACTTACAGCGTATCGAGTTGCAAAAGCAAGCCCCAAAGGTAGCGTATTATGAAGATGTTTTAACTTCTAAAAGCACATACAACGCTAACCAAATCGCGAAAGAACTTGGTATGAGTGCTGTAACGCTCAATAAGAGGCTACACGAATTAAAAGTACAGTACAAACAAGGCGGTCAATGGCTGTTGTATCATCATCACCAAGATAAAGGCTACACAAAAACAATTACCCATACTTACACCGATAGTCAAGGCGAGACCCGTACAAGTTCATCCACTGTTTGGACTGAAAAAGGTCGTGAGTTTATACACTCAATAATTTAATAATAATAAAGCTCCTTAATTGGGGCTTTATTTAAAAAATATCAATTACCAAATAATTACTAATTTTTTACTAAACACGAAAAGCGCAATATAGCAATAGTCGCCGTACCTTTGCAGTGAATGTAAAACCATTCGGCAAGTACTTTGATTTATTGTTACGCTTACAAACCAAAAATATATCATAACATTCAAAAACTAAAACAATATGACCATACAAGTAAACGGCAAACCAGTAGAGGCGTATCACCTCATAATGAAGAAAGAAAATGCCCTTGATATACTCAATGGCAAAAAGAAAGTAGAAATACGCACCTTTTCTGATAAGTACCTTTCAATGTTTATCGACCAAGAAAAGTACAAGAAGTACCAAGAAAAACTCAAAGAGCCCGATTTTCAAGGTATAGATGAAAACGGTATATTAGAGTTTGATAAAGTTTATAAGAACGATATTAGACACATTTTTTTTACAAACTACAATAAAACGTGGAGTTTAATAGTAGAACTTGACGGTATTAGCTCTTGTTCAATGGTGAAAGATGATATTGAGTTTCTTAATCGTTGCTTTGACTTTCACGACTATGATAACGAGTGGCAACAGTTTGATGGCAAAGAATTAGACGAAGTGCCCGCTTTCTTTGTGCTTGTTATAGGTAAAATCATTAGCCACGAGGGCTTATAATCATAAAACATCAACCTACAAAGGTCTGTAAGCGTAACAACTTACAGACCTTTTTTATTGTTTAACTTTAATACTTTTTAGCTATGGGAGAATTTTATGCAGTACGCTGGACAGATGGTAAAAAGACTGTTTATAAGACTAAAAAAGACTATGAAAAGGCAAAACTTTCATCTTATGGAAGAACAAACCAAAGATTATACGCTTCTTTTTCTAAGTAATCTAATTTTTTAGTTTATGCTTAACCGTGCCCAGCAAATCATTGAGCAAATCGCTCAAAAAACCAGCAAGGTGATACTTTTTCACTCTATGAGTGGTAAGGACAGTATCGCCTTGCTAAATTTGCTATACCCTCACTTTGAAAAAGTAGTATGCGTATTTATGTACGTAGTGAAAGACCTTGACCACATAGCACGCTATATGCACTATATCAATAAGAAGTATCCAAAAGCACGAATCATTCAAATACCACACTTCTCTGTATTCTCATATATCAAAACAGGACACTTGGGACACAAACAAAACGAAAAACAACGCCTTTACAACCTTTCAGACCTTACCGATAACATAAGAGAAAAAACAAGCATACAGTGGGCTGTATTTGGATTTAAGCAATCTGATAGTATGAATCGACGTGTAATGCTACGTACTTATCAAGATGAGGCAATCAACGAAAAGAATAAAAAGGTATATCCCCTTTCCACATACAAGAACAACGACATTATAGAATATATCAAAGCAGAAAAACTCATTACCCCAGAAAAGTATAGCAACAGTCAATCATCAGGCACAGATATAACCGACCTACATTATCTACTGTTCCTACGCAACAACTACCCTAATGACCTTAAAAAGATAATCGACGAGTTCCCATTAGTAGAACGCAAATTATACGAGTACGACTATGAAACAGCTAAAACAATCTGAAACCCTAACAATAAACCGCTCACAAATCAATCTAAACCCTTACAATCCTAAAAAGCATACTGATAAGGAAATCAAAAACCAACTTGCTAACCTCAAAAAGGTAGGGTTCAACGGAGGTATAAAA